ATTTTCAGGAATAAATTTCACATACGTTTCGAGCATCACATACAGAAAGATATCCACCGACAGCACCAACGCTTCCGTATCGGGACGACGTAGTGCATTCTGCAGATCCATAGGTACGGCGTATCCCTTATTCACAATGTACTGCACACGATCCTTCACCTCTCGTACGAACACGGGCTCTTTGACGCGAACCTCTTGTTTTGCCGAGTCGTACGCGAGGAAATCGGTTCGTTTCTTTTGGTCGGCGCTATCGCTACGGACCGCCCACGTAAGAGTCAGCAGATTCAGTACGTTTTCCAGCGCGTACGCAGCCGGATCCGCCGTCCATACACGAGCCATTCTGTAAAACGCGCACGTCATGGCTTTACCGCGCGCAAGCGCAGTCGTATTGGTCGTGCACCGATCCAACATCACCAATTTCCACTCCAAGGGGACAAGACGCAGACAATCGCGCCATTCCCGGTCAAGATCCGTCGAGGCCGTGGGATTTTTCTCAAAGTAATCCAACAAGGCGGTTTTTGTCGCGTCTGGAAATTTGGGGATGGGTTTCAGCGTCGAGGGTTTGGGACGAACGTACCGCGTGTACACCCACCATGCTCCCGCGACGCACGCACCCACCACCAGGAGGTACACGAAAATCGATAGAATCGGAATCATGATTTATTTTATTCAGACATTAAAATTGCGTCGTCGCTACGCTTTTCTCGATGAATAGAGCTTGCTATACGCGATTTGTCGGTCCGCTTCCGCTTGACTCATCTTTCGTTCTTTCTCTGCCTGTCGTTCCACTTCTCGTTCCTTCCGTTGCTTCGTCATCGTTTCTGGATGCACGCTTTGTGTCACGAATGCTACCTGGGTTTTATACTCTTGTAGTCTTTCTGCTAACGCTGCTTCCTGTAGATATGATGGAGTCGCCGTCGCGAACGATTTGGATGTAGTTTTCTTTCGTCCTCCTTTCGGAGGGTTTCTCAGAATCGCACTTGCCTGTGTGCCCGCTTCCTCGGGGGAGTCCTTCAGAAGCCACACCAAAAGTCCGACTAGACCAATCACCAAAAGTCCGACTAGACCAATCACCAAAAGGACGCGGACAATCATCCACAAAGTGGACACTTCCTCGGCGGGTCTTTGCTGACTCGTATTGGATGTAACCTCTTTATTTTCCGTTTCCTCTTTATTTTCCGTTTCCACCCGGGTTTCGGGTCCAGTGACGACGATCTTAGCGTCCGTACCCGACGGCGGTGCGTTTACTTCTACTTGGTCCGGTTGCTTAGGAACGGATCGCAAGTAGATCGACATGGCCGTTCCGGAGGCTACCCCTACGAAGGTTACGACGACGATTAAGAGATACGTTCGGCGCTGCGAAACTGTGAGCATCATCGTTTATTCGGGTATGGAAAATTTTTCCAGAAGCTCGCGTTCGTCATCGCTCAGATCCTCTTCCCGAAGTCCTGAGCACAGGGCTCTTCTGAGCTGTTCGTAACGTACGCGGTGGACCTGATCCTGATCGGGGAAATCCCGGGTCATGCCTTCGATGACCGGCTGTGGTTTGTACTTGTCCATGTCGATCGAGCCATAAAATCGCTCACCCATCTTTTTAAGATCGTCTTTCTGATCGTCGCTCAGCATGGAGCCCATATTCTGTCGTACGTCGTTGAAAAAATCCATTGAGTTTATTGGGATGGAGGTTGTATTTTAAAATAAGACTCCACGTCTTCCAGGGTCAATTCATACTCGCTTGTACGACGTCGAAACACTTCACGGATCAACTCTTCAATGTACACCCGCAATAACCGATATCCCTTGATGGAGATATGTACGTCTGCAGGGGGGTCCGGAAATTCGATCCAGGTCACGGATGGCGCGCGAGAAACGAGAAAAATGTTATGTCTCGTGATAATTTCGTGTAAAAGCGCATCCCGCTGGATCGCCAATCCCACATCATCCGCGGTCAGCTGAAACATGGGTTTGAAGCCGGAATGGATAACACTACTCTCGATGATTTCAAAGCACAAAAACTCCACGATTTGGTGGATTCGTTTCACAGAAGATTCGTTCAAGGCGAATCGATACCGCTGGATGATTTTGTGGAGTCGGAGGTGATAAGCGGGCGATGTTTCGGCAATCTGGAGCCACTCCAGAGGAAAGATACTTTTCAGAGCGATACTCAGTCGAGATTCCTCGGTGATGGAGTGTGCGTTTTGTTTGGACGCGTTGCATAGCGACCAATGGGTTACGGTCACAAACGCGTCGAGAATCGACTTGGTAACGAAAGTCGACAGTCGATGCAACTGAGACTCAAACTGGGCGTTTGGATAATCGATAAAATCCGAAGTCAGGGGTAGCAGTCGTTCCTTGACAACAGACAAAATAAGGTCATTCATTTAAAAAAACACCCTGCTTTTTTTAAATCATTCGTAATGCACGTTCGAATTCACCCTGAATTAATCGACGACCTCTCTCCATCGGATACGATCGTTATCACCCCGGACGTACGGGAACGGTTACTGGAACAACTCCAGCATGAAATGAGTACAGTGTTTGCAATGCTCGGTGAACTATCCGGCGAAGGTAAGATCACCGCCGCCGATATTCGGTTGGTTTTATCGTTACGCAGTATCAATTTGTGCATGTAAGCAAATAAAAGATCATGTATTTTTAGAATCTACCGCTACCACGGGCTTGGACTCCGGCTTGGGTGGTTCCGGTTTGGGTGGTTCCGGCTTGGACTCCGACTTGGGTGGTTCCGGCTTGGACTCCGGTTTGGGTGTCACGGAAACGGTCTCTGGACGAACGGTCTTGGCGACCAAGACCGACGTCTCGCGTACACGATGATCCATACGGCGCAGTTGTTGTTCGATTTCTTCGATGCGATCGGGTAAGGTGGACCACGAGGCCAGTGTGGGCAATTGCGACTCGCGCTGGAGCTCCCGCAGTTCTTGCACGCTTTGTGAAAGCTGCCCGAGACGTAGGTTGAATTCTTCCTGACCTCGGTGCAAGGTACGAAGTTCGGTCTCCATGCGGGAGAGGATTCTGCTGTTCAGCTCTGAGCGGGAATTGATGTTCATGGTGATTTTTTTATTACCCTTTGGGACTGTTTAAGTGATTCGCTGTGTTTGTTCGTGTGGTTTAAAGCACCACGAGCCACCAAAAAAATGAGCAACACTTTAAATCTTCGTGAATTGGACCTGGAATTGATCGCTCCGGCAACGGCGACCATGAACGATTTCGACCAAGGAGGCTCGAAAATCGTGATCATCGGGAAACCCAAGTCGGGTAAATCATACCTGATTCGCGACCTCTTGTACAGCAAGAAGCATATCTTCCCTACGGGTATGGTGATCAACGGGACGGAAGACAGCAATCATTTCTACGGCAACATGTTCCCGGAAACGTTTATTTACGACCAGATGAACACGGCGGCGATACAGAATTTCAAACGCCGTCAACGACTGGCGAAACAAATCCTTCCCAATCCATGGAGTGTCTTGATTTTGGATGACTGTATGGATCAGCCTGGAATTTTCAAGACACCCCTGTTTCAGGATATCTTCAAAAACGGGCGTCACTGGAAAATGATGCTCATTATGGCGATGCAGTATTCCATGGACATCCCCCCTGGATTACGCATCTGTATCGATGGAACGTTTATCTTCCGTGAACCCAACCTCAAATACCGCAAGAGTATCTACGAAAATTACGCGTCCGTAATTCCCGATTTCAAAATGTTTTGTGACATCATGGACCAGATCACCAACGACTACACGGCCTTGTATATCCACAACAACACCGCGTCCAACAATATCGAAGACTGCGTGTTTTGGTACAAGGCCAAACCCGTACCTGATTCGTTCAAGTTTGGCTCGCAGGATTACTGGGAGTTTCACCGTATTCGGTACGACGATGCGTACGCCAAACCGATTTGAGCGTACGGAATCCCCCGGGTTGGCGGATGGAAAACACGGTGGGGACAAGTGGGCGCCGGCGCCGGACGGCTTCGTCCCATAGACGTTGACGCCGTGCATGCTCCTCGGGGGGTAGGACAATTTTCCGCGTTAAAAAATGTAGACTCATATTTTTTAATGCACGTATTATGTTTTTTAGTGGTGAGGTGTGGATTTGGGCGGTTTCTTGATGATACCGCCGTGCTTCACGTACGTCTTCTCGCGTGTTTTGTAGTGCTTTTTGAGTATAGAATTGTCGTCTACAAGATCAAACACCACGGGGATGGTGTCCTGCTTACGGAATACACGACCCAAATATTGAATGAAATAGGCTTCTAAATCACTTGCGACGATGAGCGCGTTCAAATACGGCGCGTCAAACCCCGTACCCACTTTCTGGATGGTCCCAATCATGACGATTTTCTGATGTTCGGGAGGCGGCGTCCCCGACGGTTGTTTATCGCCGTACAGACACTCGGGTGTAATCCCTTTTTCTTTCAGCTTCGATTCGAGTAGTTTGATCTGATCCACCCGTTTACACAACACAAGAAAATTCAGACTGTTGCTCAGGATGATTTCCACCACTAGATCGTTCCGAGCCGGGTCGTTGGCTTGTTGGTTGAGGATGTGATTCCAATCCACCTTACCGTTGGCTTGTTTTTCGATGGTTGGGGTAAAATGGGTATCCACACGGTACACGTGGTGCACGCGCTGGAGCTGTCGGTCTACCCTGCTCCGACCAAAGTACAGATCGAGGAGAATATCCATTCCGTCGTTACGATAGGGCGTCGCCGATAAGCCAATCAAGTACTGTGGAGTGACGTATTGAAAGCAGGTGGACAGAACCTTGGAGACAATCAGGTGCACTTCATCGACTAAAACCAGGCCGATTTCTGGCATGTATCCCAGTTTGGGTAGGTTGATGGCGTTGACGATAAAAAAATCATTGTCCCAATCGATCAGTTTGTTGGGTTTGAGTATCTGGACTTTAGGGTTGTCGATGAACTGCTGCAGGACACCTTCCCATTGCTGCATCAACACTAGACGGTTCACGATAATCAGCGTTTTGAGCTGGATTTTATACGCAAAGTACACTGCTAGAATGGATTTACCGAATCCCACGTGGGTGGATACAATCGCGGACTGTTGTCGGTTGAGAATGTCCACCACTTCGTTCCGGACGACTTTTTGTTCTTCGCGGAGTGTCCCCGTGAACCGAAACGGAGTCGTGAGCGGACGATGTGTCATCGGCGCAAATTGGGCCTCGACGGCGTACGCAAACGGTAGGAACAACAAAGAGGATTGTTGAATACGATACGCTTGAATGTAGATACTCGGTGCGTTTTTCTGACCGTATCCCGAGGGTTTGGTGCAAATGGTAAGATTGAGATCCTTGTCGATTTTTGCCAGTGTTTCCGGGCTGAGTGTCGATAGACGGATCAGGGCGGACATTGTGAAGGACCGATAGACAGCAGTTGTGTTCAGTCACAGATCAATTTAAACCACGAGCGATTTGTACCGCTCGAAACGCGCGGTTTGCCGACGGAAAAACTGCTGAACCAGCTGCAGATCGTGCTCGACGTCGGTCACGTAAAAGGGTTCCCCCAACCACACCTGGAACGATTGTTCACAGAGTGCACCTCCCGTCCCGGTCTCGAGCTGATCGATGGCCATGGGGGTCACTGGAATGTCGAGTTCCTGAGCGATACGGAGCATCCCTGTACGGTAGCGTTCATAGTGTCGGGGATGGAGGGTCGAGGGATGATTGATGTAGCTGAATACGTGTCGCTTCGCGGCCAGGTGTTCTTCCACCTGGGATTTGACAGCGTCGTACGCTTGTGTGTGTTCGGTGTCTGGAGTGAGGATGCACGGAAGGCGCGAGCTCATGTGGAAATGTCGGTCGACGGAGGCTTTGACGACAAACGCAAACGGACGCGAGAGCATGAAGACTGCGAAACTTTCCAGACGATCATTGGGGTAATTGGCGACAATCAAGTGCGGGCGTTTGCGGAGGGTATGAAGGTTGTGGTGGAGTCGGAAGTAGGTGTTGAAACAGATCCGCATCCGCGCGGCGAGTTGAGGTCGCGGAGTGAGCAGATCGGTACGGAACCACTCGATCATCAGGTGTAGGGGGAACAAGATCGTGCGCATGTAGTGCCCCAACACCGTGAGGATGAGGGTCAACTTGGCTGCCTCGGGGAGCGGACTACACAGTACCGTCAGTACGAACGAGACGATCCAGCCCCACAACGACAACAGTGTATAGGTTCGTAGCCCGAAAACGTCCTGGACGAGCATATCCAACGAGGGAAAACAGACCAGCAGGCTAGACAACAGTCCAGTGGGTATCATCATCGGTTTTGATTTGCCCTCAAGGAGTGGTGTTTTAAAACGGAGCATCGCGAACGAATAAACTTATGAATCACGCGGAGATCTGCTTGGATTTGAGCGTTCCCCTACAGACACGCCTGGAGCACCTCACGTACCTGAGTTCAGACGAAGTGGATACCATTTTGGAATGTATGTGTTCGATGTACAACATCCATCCGACCTTTCTTGGAGCACAGTACTTGCAGTGTCTGATCTTACAGAACCATACCTGTTTGCGACGCCGAATCCGTATCGCGGAAGCATGCGACCTGGGGCGTACCGTGTTGTATCTACTGACGCGGATCACGAATCCTCAGGAGCGCATTGCGTGTATCGAAATGTTTTCCAATCCGTTTCTGAAGGTGCATGCGTACGCCGTACTGTACACGCGAACTTCCGTGGATATCCGTATCCAAATCATGAAGAATTTGTATCGCCTGTCCGTGATACGCGCAGACTACATTCGCTGGTTTTTGGAGCATATGCGCAACGAAGCGCTCGAGTACAAATATCGCGCCAACTGTGCCGACTTTCTTCTACGCCACGATTCCGTACCGGAACACCGACAGGAGGCCCGCGTTTTTCTCAAACTGGTCCAGCCGCTGGAATTGTACGAGCACCACGAAAACGTACACCTGTTCGTCCCTCGTGTGCACGTGCTCGAGCGCATTTTACGGTCGGAAACACCCCGAACAGATCGGGACGCCATTCTTCGATTTCTACGGGACCGTCACCTGAACGATGAAACGTTTGTACAGCGGATTTTCAACGACAAGACTTTACTACTGAGAACACTACAGTGGAAATGTACACTGGAGGATTTGTTGTGCATCGTCTGGACGGGTTTGTCCGATGAACTGCGCGAATTATTGGCACACGACATCGAGTCTTCGTCCATCCTGGACGACTCGGAAGGGTGGATGTGCACCACGGGGTACTACAATCGCATTTTGAATATCTACCAGGCGGCACAGGACGAGACGGTATTCGATATGGTACACGACCGCGAGGCGTTCCAAGAAGCGTTCACGCAGCATCTGAACCGGGAACTACAAGGTGTAGACGACGAAGAGGAGAAAGGGAATATCTTCATGGCACTGGCCGAATCGTCCGAAGCAGCCCGAATTCGATATCTGACGTTTCGAATTCAGTCGCTACCTCGTGTAATTGAGGAGATGCGAGCGCAGTACAAAGAATTGTCCGACGATCAATTCACAGCGTGGATTAGCGACGCGCTGCGGGCATACGAGCAATAACGGCGTTCTGCGATGTCGCCGACACTGCCCAGAGTACGTACAGCGCGACCAGACCCAGTGTGATAAATAAAATCGGTTTAAAATTTTTGCGCAGAAAATCCATAACCTTACCGGCTACTTGATTGAGATTGGTTTGGTTGAGCCACTGAGGCGCGAATGGCGACGAAGGACCGCCGTTCGGGGATGGTGGTGCACCCTCGACGTTCTCGACACTTTTGTCGAGATTGCGAATGAGCGTCATGTCGCGCTCCCCGTCTTTGGGATACATGATTTCCAACCAGCGAATATCCGTCGGTGAAAGTTTGTAAATTGGCTTCACTTCAAGGTTGTTCAATGTGGTGGGGAGTATCCGTTCGGGGCATCGGGACGAATCCGCGTCGTCGAGTGGCTTGCACAATTTACAGCTGAGTGTCTTGTTGAACGGATAAATCATAATGGAATCCTCGTCGTAGTTTGATCCGTTGGTCTGTTCCAGCTGGTATGCGTTGATCACATTTTGGTTGATCTTTTCGATATCCCACCCCTGCGTCAAACGGTAATAGCAGTATATGGCCTCCCGATTCCACTGAATGGGATTGTTCTGTGGATTCTGGTGTTCGTGGATCATACCCAACGCGTGACAAAATTCGTGGATCACAGTGGCCACATCAAACCAACCAAACGTCATGGTAGGTTGCTGGCGATCCGCAAACCGAATCGATCGCGTATTCCCCACGACCGACGAACAACCGTACTGGGGACCGAAGATGATTCGAATATCGCTCTGGATGATATCGTTCGTGTACGTAAACGTGAGCCCCACCAACGGAGCCAGACGCTCTTCGACGACACTCTTCACGAGCGTAATGGGGTCCACTCGGTTCTGCAAGGTCGCGTATAGAGGATCAAGAAAATTATTCGGGTCGTACCCGGGAAGACTGGGACTCGCAGGGGGTAGCAATGGCGTTTGCCACTCCATTTGCTGCAGTTCATTCGCGGGAGGGAGAGGAAAAAAGTAGATTCGAATGGTGGTCAAGGTCGGCCATAGAGCCTGGTTGAGAAAGGCCGCGCGGGCACTACCCTGCGTAGCGGGTGCGGTGTCTCGGGCATACGGGAAACTCTGTGCGCACAGCAAAGACATGTTTTTTTTTTATGATAATAAAATGTATCGCGAGAATGATGACGAATTCGATCCAGAGGACGAATTCGAGTATGCAAATGGCGGGGACACGACGGCGATTGTCGCTGGAGTGATCTCCGGGCTCCTGGGTATAGGGGGTCTTTGGTATTGGTACAAAAGTAACCGAGAGAGCGAAGCAGCAGCGGCCGACCGCGACGCGCTTGGCGTGGGGTCACTCGCCGCCCGAAAGGATCCGATACCCGGACTCTCTCGGCGAGCTTCTTCTTCCTCCTCCTCTGGCTCCAAGCGATCGACGTCGTCCAAACGATCGACGTCGTCCAAACGATCGACGTCGTCCAGGTCGCAAACCGCCTCTGGTTCGGGTTCGAAAAGAGTTATGGTTTCGTATAAGCAACGACCCGCTCCGCTGTTTACCATTCCGGAGGACGAAGAATTCAGTCTAGGCGATTTACGGTGATGTACGGATTTGCGCGCGAGTGTGTTTAAACCGCTCCAGATCAAACCTTAAACATGATTTCGTGGATGTCTTTTGCACAGCCGTATACGTACGAACCGCTGACCGAGTGTTTTGCGTGGTGCTTTCCGTGGTTGGTTAGGTCCCCTGGAAACGGGTACACGTCGGCGTACCGAGTAAGAACGTCGAATACTGGAATTGAGCGCCATACTCTTGACGCTGGCGGAAAAAGTACGTGATAAATCCGTACCCACCCACGAGGGTCATCAGTACGACCAGACCCAGTTGGACCTGGTTCAGTCGTTCCACCATATGGGTATCCCCCTTTTCGTGTTTTCCGGCTTTCTCGATATCGACAAGCATGTACGCGACGATACAGACCAGGACACTGAACGCGTACAGCGCATCCATCTTCGTAATGACCAAGAACATCAGGTACACCACAAAGGTGGTCAGGAAGATCCACGGAACGACCCACTGCTTTTGGGCAGCGGTTTCGTAGGCCTTCTTGTCGATCGCGACAATGAAAAACATCAAGAGCAGGTAGGTCAAAATGTGCTTGACCCAGACATTCTCGATACATTTGGCCTGTAAATCACACGACAGCAAACGGTCCGAGAAATTGGAGAGGATCGTTAGAAACAACAACCCAAAACAGTTGAGGAGAACGTTGTAATCCATTTTTTATTTTGCGGGAAGGGAAAATAAAAAAAATCGTAGAGTTTATTCCGCCGAAGGAGGTTTGAATTGCTCGGCCATTTTCGTGGGATCCATGGTTTTCATGAGCGTGTCAAACATCTGGCCCATTTGTGGATTGTCCTTGGTCATGGTACCGATCATAGACTGGACCACACCCATCATCTTACTGAGATCCAATTGTCCCGAATTGACCTTGTCGTTCATACTACCGATCAATTCCGTAAAGATACCTGAATTCATGATCTGTCCGATCGCGTCAAACGGGTTCGAGCTGCTGTCCACTTTGACGTTCTTCTCGACTTTGTCGATGATATCTGTGAGGAAATTGGCCTCTGAGGCGCCATTGTTTTGCTTCAGCGACTCTTTGAGAATCTGCTTGGCGCGACCCGTGCTATCCACCAACGCGCTAATCGTGAGAATGTGTTGCCACATGACACTGCGTTGGTCCGCATCGGCCTGTTCAAACAGTTCCTTCATGTCGATGAACACGCGTTCCGAATAGCGAACGATAGGGTCCACGAACCGGTCGTGCGCCTTCGTGTAAATCGCCTCACGGTTCGCCAGACAAAACGAGGTGAACGCCTGGACGTGTTTTTGGATGGGCAATTCATGCGAAAAGGTGGTCTGTTCGATGAGACGGGCATACAGACGCAAAGGCTTGTGGGTCGCCCCGAACTCCTCCTGTAGAGACATGATAAACGTATGAATGGCCTTGAAGGGAAGGAGGGAAATTTCGTTCGAGGCGGAGGGGGTAGCGATAGCAGAGTGGTCGGTATCCATGACTGGTACCAGGGCGAGGGTTTCGTCGGTGTGGGATTCGTGATCATCCTGGGGTAATGACGACATATTTTTACCGATAGATCGCAGTTTTTTAAATCTTCGTTGCAACCGTGACGGTGGAATTAAAAATAATTTTTCCCTTAGGATAAACCGTACCGCTAATGCCTATATCGTACTCTGGAATCGTCAATTATGGAAAAGCTGTGCTTCCATCGGTCGAGAGCTGGGGTTCGAATAACAATATTCTTCGGGATCCACCTCGTTCCATCACCACGCGACGAGTGGACAAAGTGACCGATTCGTCGATGGTCGACGTGGAAATCGACAAGAGCTCGGAGCGCGTGGCCGAATCCATTCGTGTCTATCCACGCGGTGCGAATGTGATGGTGGGTGTATCGTACAACAATCAGGGAAACACACGCGGAGGACAGCAAGCCAAACTTCCGTACCGTGTGATGCGCGATGGCGTGTTCCGACCCCCGGTCCTCCGACCTGTCAATTTACTTCCGCTGTCGCGTCTACCTCGTAACAACACAACCATCGATCCGATTGCGTACACCACCGATTTCAGCAAGAAAATCATCTGTCCCGGTACCGCAAAGGATTATCGTTCTGTGAAGAATGATCTATTACAGGTACAGACCACAGCTGCAAAAGGACAACCCATTCGGGTACCGGTGGAAGTCGGCGTCGGACAGAACATCGTCCAGGATCGGATCTACGCCGACGCGGAGACGCAAAAAACACAGCGCGTCGAACGCCCCGTCGAAGTGGGTGTACGCCAGACCATTCAGACGCCGTTGGCGGCCGAGGCGTACAGCAATTTGAAATATTTCACACACGCGCAGCACGCGGAAACCGTCAAGTACACCAACGACTCCGTGCTCAGTGCCCGTCTACAGTACACTTCGCAAACCAATCCGAGTCAGAATCGACACGTACAACAAACGAGCAAGGTATCGTACCACGCCAACCCTAAAGTCCAAGCTCAGGCGCAATCGAATTTGAAAGCGCGGGCGTCCAAACATACCCAACACGAGTACCAAGAGGTACGCATGAGAGATGTACTACGCGGCGAAGTCCAGACCAAGACGTGCGGTTCAGGCCTCTTCAACCGCGAGACCGTGCGCCCGACTGCGACGCAATACGTTCTTCCCATGAAACCTCAAATGGGAGGTCACGCATCGAACCCACTGATTCCTTCGGTGGCGCGTACTCAAGCGTTACCAAAACTGAAGGCGAACACATTCAATCATCTCATGAAAAAGAACGAATGACTGAAAAAACCTGAAAAAAAACCGTAAATAAAAGATGGAGACCAAGACGCAAAATATACTCTTGTGGGTGCTCATTGTGTTTTTTTCAATCGGAATTCTCGCGCTGGGGTACGCGATCTCACAGAAGAAATCGCGCGCGGGACTACCCATGAACCAGGCGGAAGCCCTACCACCCGAACTTCCCGAACTTCGACTGTCTGCGTTCATGAGCCCAGACGTAAATACTCCAACCAAAACCAAAACCGCCTCAGCACCGGCCGGCGAACCGCGAGGCGAAATGCCGGCACTTGTGGGCGGAGGGGATCTCAAACAACTATCCAAACCCAAAAGTCGCCGGATTCAAGCACCAAAGGGTAAAGCGAGACCAAAGATGAAGATGAAACGTCGAAAATAAAAAATTGTGTACCTAAATAAACGAGTCATTATGTACGTGGTCGCCAATAAGCAAAAAATGCCACTCAAAGAAGTCGACGAAAAGGAAGGTTGGACCCTGAAATTAGGATTCATGGACACGGAGCTCTCACCCTGGGTACTGGCCGGGATCATCGCGCTCGTGTTGTTTGTCATAGTGATGCTGTACATGTCACTGAGCGCCGTGGAGACTCGACCCCCCATGCTCGCCCCTAGACCAGTACCCGCACAGGCGCTCGCACAAGCCCCCAAAGGCGTGGGAAAGAAACCCAAAGGAAAAAAGGGCCGAGCACGCATGTAAATTTTTTCCGAAAAATATTTTATTGCGACTAGAATAAAAAATGATCCCGGAAAGAATTCAAGACGAAGATGTCGAAGTGGTCGAGTACGCCGATTCTGCAACAACAGTGCTTTTCAGTGCAGGTGGTATGGACTTTGGTGTAATGGAAACCGTCGGCCTAGTTGTAGCCGTCATTTTACTGATCGCTCTTATCTACTTGGCGTTTGTACCCGTCGTTCCCGACGCCCCTGGAAGCGGTATGATGATGTCCATGGGTGCCCGCTCACCCTCTTTCGCTCCTCCAATGCCCAAGAAAATGGCTCCTGCGGCTGCCATGGGTGGAAAGAAGGGTAAAGGTAAGAAGAGCGGCGGAAAGAAGGGAAAGAAATAACCACCTTCACCGTCCTCATTCTTAAGCATATCTATCCCTCTACTCAAATATAAGCGAGGTGGCGCAGGGGAAGCGCGTTGGGCTCATAACCCAAAGGACCTTGGATCGAAACCAAGCCTCGCTATCTTTTTTTTTTTGTGTCGGGGTACACGTGTTATGTTTCTCTCCAGGACAAACATGACAAAAAAGGGGTTAGAAAGTGGCGGCGACGCTGATATCCGCTTGACCTCCACCGGGTGCACCACTGAGGGACATGGATTTCTGGGCCAAACCTGGGGCGACGGTGTTGGCGTAGGCATCGCTGGTGAGGTTGGACACTCCTGCAGAGGATAGATTTTGGAGGGCGCGGAGTTCGCGAGAAGTATCGTTTTCGATACCTCCCATGATGGTCATCGCTCCTGGGCGAAGATCCACATTGGGTCGAACACTGGGTCTGAACCATTGATCCTTCACGGGAACGATGCAACCAATGTCTCCTCGAATGGGATCTCCCTGGCCGTACAATCGTGAACGACTGGTAGAGTACATCAATCGATCGTATACGGTCACGGCCACGGGTCCTTCGGACGTTTGTAGGGTCATCTGAGGAGAACGCGCTTTAATGAGACCATCGTCGGCCAGGGCCTGCGCTTGTTCCAAACGCATTCCCGACTGACCCATCTGAGCCGCAGCATTGCTGATGGGTTCGAACGATTCAGTGTCTTCGTATCCTTCCTTTACGCATCCTCCTTTGCCGCTCATTTGAGGAGCGTTAAGCATCTGGGAAGGACCATAGGTGAGCGGATTGGCGGGTACTCCCAAATTCTGCATGGCAGGCATATTGTATCGAATGCTGGCTCCATAATCGTTGGTTCCATCGAAACGAGGGGAGAGCATGGCCTGCATGCTCACGGGAGCAGTGACCATTTCTCCTTGATAGACTTTCTCTGCCCCGAGTCCCAAGGCTTGAGCGGCACTACTGTTGCCTTGGGGCGAACCGGATAGGACAATTTCGGGTTGTACACTAACAGTCATCGGAGGATTCAAACCAAAATTCTCGATGATGTTTCCCTGAGTCAACATCAACGATGAGAGTAACGCTAAACCAACCAATGTGATCACTAAGTCTTTCATTTTTTATTATTATTACTACAAAATATTTCTCGTTAATTTAATTTTTGTCAGATGTTTCGAGTATGCAAGAATGTTCGCACGGATCATCGACTCGTTCTGGATATACGCGTACAGCGCCAAACGCTCATCGCTCCGTAGACGATAGGGTCCGTCATCGCAAAACAAATCCATGAGACAATTGAGTTCGTCGAGATATCGCGGCGAAATGGAGAGGATACTGTCGTTCGCCCACGTCTCCAGCGTAGGAAGGTAGATACGCGGGATCGTCACGGTTGGTCGTTCCTCGCCATCGTCCTCGGCATCGGGAATAAACGTCCAAAACATTTGTTTCCACGCGAGTACCAGCAGCGGATGCAACCCGGAACAGTCGGAAGAGTACCCCGTCTCCATAGTCTGAAAAGTCTCTTGGATACGATCAGGACGAACCCCGCGCAAGAAACGATACTGCACGCCTGGAACGCGCTCACATCGTTGTGTAAACGTAGGTCGATGCAAACCCATGAGCAGGTGCGCGACCTCGGCGACCGACCGGTGCACCAAATCACCTTTGGGAAAGAAGCTAATGTGCGCGTACCGATGCGCCTCGTGTAAGAAATGAACCATATCGCTGTAACTCCGAATGCGGTCCCGTGGGCAGTACACTGGATCACAGAGCGTTTCCGTAAACAGAACCAACAATTGGTGCTCCTCCTCCGGCCGCAAAGACTGATACTTGGTGATATTGTACAAACAGCTGACGAGTAAACACAACACGTCCTGGTACGGTTGGTACCCGAAAAAGTGTGAAAAGCTCTGTAATTCGACCACCATGTGCGATTTGTCATAGTCGATGATGACTGGAAAGCACTGGGTGTACACCCGGACGATGAAATCCGACGAGACCAAATAATCCAGGATCTGTTCCCGCGGCGAGGTACTCAGGACAATGTTCCACGGACAGAGATCGTGATGCGTGAAGAAACAGGCTCGCTGAGCGACCCCGATGGCCAGTACCGTCTGAAGCATATGGAAATACCAATCGTTCAGCTGGAACGTCTTGCTTCGGATGTAGTCAAAGAGGGTGTTTCCCGGGACGTACTCGAGGTACAACCCTTTGGAACGGGTCAGCGCATACGTGTACACAAAATTCGGAATCCGCTGCGTCAGTGGGTTCAGCGCGTGGCGTCCCACGAAGAACTCGTGGTCGTATCGCGCATTGCGACGCAGAGACTGTTTGTAGACGTACGGTTGCCCCAACTGATCCACCACGAGTTGTACCGTAGTGTTGACGTTCTTGAAGAGGGTCTGACGAGGAAACAACACCGGTTGGGTGTCCAAGTACTGGACGTACGTTTGTTCCAATTTCGATAGGGGAAGACGCGCCCGGAGTGTCGTCGCCTGACCGCATCGATGCGACAGCTGCTCGAGAACCGTCTTGAGATACGCCAAGCACCCCTCTCGAGTAAGGTACTGTTCGTAAAATTGCCGGGCTTGGGTGGCAATGAGCTGACATTCCGCATCGTGTTCGAGACACCACTGGATGCGCTCATCCAAATCCGATAAATCGGCCGCAACGGGAACGTAGTGTACCCAGGGTTGCAGCAAGGGTTCGTACCACAAACGATACCGCGACTGTACAAGCAAGATCACAGATCGCATCGCCAATTCGATACTGAGCCGGTACGCCTGGACGTGACCCTCCACGTGAATAATATACTTGAAATTCGACTGCTCCTCGAGCGTGAGCGAGTTGGATAATTTCACCCAGTGTGTCTGAGGGACCTGAACGGCCGGGTTTCCCGAGACTTTGCGGGGACGAGTATTCCACGACGTCAGTCCCACGTTGCAGCGTGGATGGGACTGGAACTCGACCACGAGTTTGAGACGCGGATTGGTATCGGGATCGATCCCCATTCCCGTATTGCTTCCACGAAAGACCGCCAATTCCCGTTTCTTGTTCCAGGGTGTGACGAAATCGTCAGAGGTCGTGGCCATCGCCCGCTTCGATGACGCAAAGTGTATACCGTGTTTGAATTGCACACGAGTCCAGTCATCCATCGTGGGAATGGGAATATCCGCGAATCCGTCGGCTGTACATGAAGAGAGCACCGGTGCGTACGCATCAAACATCTTGGACACCAAGGGGTGCGCAGCCGAGTCGTACAGATGATTGTACGGTTCCGTCCGATCGGTTTTGAGCAACGGGAAATCGCGTCGATTGACAAACAAATCCATGTCCGGAAGAGACGTACCATACTGCTGACACAAACTCTCAAACATGTTCTTCATTTGGCAGGTACCCGTATCCGTTTCATTACAAGGGGATTCGTAACGAAAGAGACCGTTGTTCGCGTACCAAGCATGCGTAGGAAGGACGGTTTTCGACGGAAGCAATTCCATAGGAACACGTAACCGGTGTGACCACTCGTTTACGAAAAAGGCGTTACTAAAGGGTAGAAAATTCATCAGCTGACCATTTCGTATCTGAATCAACATCCCTTTTTTGAACTTGAAAAAGAGATACTCAAACGTGTTCCGCACAGCCTCCGGATCCAGCTGGTACCGTGACCATATGGATACATCGAATGCGGGCATTGGGACTGGGCGCGCGGGTCGTAGGTCCACGCGTCGGTAGGTTTGGTCAAACTGCTCTTCGTCGCCTGCGGTAAAGTGCGTTTGCGTAAAGTGACGGTAACGTGGATTACTGGTGGGCCGCTGAGCGGTGATCCGCACGGGCACAGAGTACGTGTCGGGGAAGGCTTGTTTACCCATATGGTGTTTGTTTGTTGAGGAGACGTTCGATTCAGGTTCTAGAGGAGGGAAGCGAATCATTCTATTTCTAAAATACTCCATTTCTCTTGTTTGTTGATGATACGCTGCGGTACGATTAAGCGAACCGGTGTTTTTCAATTTATTCGCGCACGCGGCGTCAGAACAACGAGGAATAATTCCAGCCCAGATTCTCAAAGATGGTCCGGCAAATTTCGTCATGGTAGTATTTACGATCGATGGTCTTGAGAAAATTAAACTCGGTAGGGTTACAGGGGTATTTGTGTCGCATGAGCAGTTGGTACAGCAGATGTTGGTAATTGAAATTTTTGCGCTCAAATTCGTTGGGGAATTGTTTGTGGTGTTGCTGCACAAACTGGTCGAAATCCTGGAGGAGTTTTTCGGTGAGATGGCTGATGTCATTGAGTGGTCGGCCGGTGATCAGATGGTGGATGAGATTGATGTCTCCGTAGCACTTGGTCAATTTGAGCTCTTTTACGAACAAAAAGATGTGCTCCTTGGTTACGTTTTGGTACTTACCCCGACGGTTGCGTTTGGTGTGATCGATGAGATTGTATCGTTCGAGTTCCTTCTCGATCAGTTGGAGGATGTCGGGCTCGATCCCCGATTTGTGCTTCCCCTGATACTGATTGATGCAGTTGAGAAAGTGTGACTTTTTGTCGTACGAGTATTTCGAGCAGATGTTGACGCGTTTCGAGTCGTTGTGGTTCAGACGAATGCTGTTTGCGAGATTCAGTGTGTTCTCTTGATTACCGCACTCGAGACAGATCATGACCCCCGCGAAATCGGTCGACTCGGTGATATGGGTGGACTGACAGAGGGCGCACGTCTGATCCTTCAGTGCCGCGGAATGCGATTCTGGGGGTCGGGTCAGTTGCAGATCGTCGACAATGGTCGAGATGGAATAATCACGGATATCTTTGACTTGTTCGATGTATTTGGAGATGATCGCTTGTTTCCCCGGGTTCGATTCGCGTAGGGTCGCGGGTTGATTGCTGAGAAAATCCACCTTGATGGGCGTCTGAAGGGTCTGCTTATATTCCTGAATCAGTTCCGCGGTATCCAGAAAGTAAAAGTGTTTGAGGGTATCGCGATCGTGCGGGGACTCGGATTGGCGCATGAGCGCCAGTCGCCGCCGCAGGCTCGAGCTCAGCTGCGGTTCGCCCGTGTCCCCCGACCCGGTGCCCACCCCGACATCAGATATTTTCGACGTTTCAGAGGAGACCGTAAGCGTACTTTGAATCGATTGATCGAGCTGCAAGATATCCAGGAAGGGCTCGTCGTGAAACATTTTTAGTCCGCCCAAGACGCATTTAACTGGATCACGCGTACCGGTCTTAAAAGAATGTATACAGACAACAAACAAAAGTCATGACTGATTTCCGGTCGTTTATTGCGAATCTAATCGCCCCTTGTGGATTAGATTCTCTGCAGCGGGAGATATTGCTAGACGCAGCGAGTCTGGAGTTGTACACCAAAGCGTTTACGCACGTCTCGTACGACGCGCACAATCACTACGAGGTCTACGAACAGCTGGGGGATATCACAGTGAACAAATTCTTGGTGTGGTATTTCCACCACCGTCTGGCCCAACACGGCGCCTTATTCCACTCGACGCTCGGCGTGAAAATCGTGGCGCGATTGCGAATCAAGTACGGTTCCAAACAGCAATTGTCCGAGTTGGCGGAACGGTTGGGGTTCTGGTCACACATCCGGATCACCGAATCGGTTTCCCAAGGAAAGCGGTTATCCATCCTGGAAGACGTTTTCGAGGCGTTCATCGGCGTAACGGAATTTCTGACCGATAGTCGATTGGTGGTTGGACTGGGCTACATTGTGTGCTACCGTATTCTACAGGCGCTTTTCGACCCCATGACGATCGATATCAGTTACGAGCAACTCTTTGACGCCAAGACGCGGCTCAAAGAGTTGTTTGACGTCTATCGGGATCAATTGGGGTCTTTGCAATACGAGTACGAGAAACAAGCCCACACGGGTCACGCGTGGGTACAGATCACACGTATCCCACCAGGGACGCACGAGAAAATCGTGATCTGCGCGGCAACGCACGCGATCAACAAAGCCCTGGCCGAGCAGCAAGCGTCCGAAGACGCGCTGAAAATCCTGAGCCGTCAGGGGTATACGCGTGACATCCCACTCGAGTACCGCCAGATGCTCTCGCACTTGACGACAGCGTTAGTTACGCCTTGCGCGCCAACCGAAGGAAAGAGTCGAGGTGGTCGGTAGTGAGGTGTTCGGCAAGCGGAAGGAAATGAAATTGGGTGAATTCCTGGATTTCCGCCAGCGCAGTGACCAACCACTCTGGATCGGTTTGATCTTGGGCACGAAACACGACACGAGCGGGGCGTTTCTCCTCCGTGGTGCTTTCCGGTCGGATGGACGCCTCATCGTCGAATGTGTGGAGGAGCGTCTGTCGCGATGACTGGTTCGTGGAGGAAGCGGTTCGTTTCGACATTCTTTTTACATTCTTGCGAAATAAATTTAAAATGGTCGGTCTTGATACACATCTCTGAACGTCGCCTGATCCGTCCACGTTGGACTCTGGTTATAGCCACACGACTCGATGCGGTACGGACGATTCTTGGGGCCGCAGCCGCATTGAGACTCGGTACCGCCGTTCGATTCGGGTTCGTACCCTTCGTTGATCACGTTGCTTCCACTGGGAACGGCCGGGGGTCGAAACATGCGCTGGGCATCCCACGTTGGACTTTGGTTGTATCCGCACGATTCCATGCGGTAGGCTCGGTTGAGCGGCCCGCAGTTGCACTTGGCTTCGCCGTCGACTTCCGCGTTTTCCGTGAAAGACTCGCCCGAGATCGTAGGGTCGTAATCGTATCCTTCGCGGCTAACCGTGGGCTCGTATTCACCGCCGTCGAACCCCTCTTTGGAACCCGACTGCTTAGCGGGAGGTGGATTCTGTGGGTTTGCTCGTGGTTGTGGAGGGGGTCCCACGGGGATCATTTGGATGGACGCCTCAAACATCGAGTCGACATTCATGTATCGCTGACAAGGTAAACGACAAGGCATAGAGTATAGGGTTTGATAACTCATGGTGTATGCGTGTATTTTATTTACTGACTTTTTTTTCGTAATTTTTCGATGCGTTGCGAATCCTTCATGTGTTTCATGTGGAGTTTTGTGAATTCGTACAGAATCAATTGAAGCTCCAGCGGGAATCGGTTGAGATCAAACGTGAGCTCGTTGTTCACGAAATGCCCCCCAAACGGAAGTATCTCACTCACGGACGCGTGCTGGGGATGGTGCAGATCGTAGTATCGGATCAACGCGTAGATTTTATTTTTCCCATCCTGATCGAGCGTGTGGATCCATTTGACGAATTTGGGACGATCGATCGACGCTTCGGCGAGTTGGGAATGCAGCTGGGCTTGAATCACCGAACTGAGTGTGTCGTACAACGGAAACGACGATGCGGACGACATGTTGAAAAATGTTACGTTTATTCGCAACAGTCTACACGTTTAAACTCCTCCAACGACGAAAAAAAATCACCCTAAACAAAAGATGAATAATGATTTTTTTAGTCTCTGTCGTGACGCGTCTGGAAGCTTGACCGATACGTATCAGTGCTGTCTCCAGACGTGTACGACACACAGTCCTCAGTCCCATGCGTGTTATTCGATGTGTGCCCAATTGTTTCCGGTGATCAAGGACCGGTGCGCACTCGAGAACGAATGTTGGCGGGATGGGTTCTATAACAAA